GTAATGATAATTTTAATATTTACAGAATATCAGAAAAAATTAAACGACCATTTCACATACATCAATGAAAAAAATATTTGCAACAACAGTATTAGTATCAGCTTTACTATTTGATTTTATTAATGCTGTATTTAATAATCCTATTAGCCAAGAAGTAATATCTTTATATAAAGCAGAACCAGCAACTATTACTGCAATTATAACTACAATTATAGTTACAGCTATAAGTTATGTACTTGCACCTAAACCTAAAGCACCAAGACAAAGTTCTTTTGATGAAGTTAAAGGTACTCTTGTAAATAAAGATTCTAATAACAATCCAATTCCAGTTGTATATGGTAAAAGACAAGTTGGGATAATTAGGACATTTGTAGAATCTTCAGGAACAGATAACCAATATCTCTATGTCGCAGGAATACTTTGTGAAGGTGGTGGAAGTGGAATCCAAAGCATAGAAGAAATTTATGTTGATGACAAATTAGTAACATTTGATGGTGCATTAACAGATGGTACTTTAAGAGGTGTTTCTAGTTCAGATACTAATTTTTATAAAGATAGCACAAGTTTAATTTCTATTCAGGCATTTTTTGGATTAGATAATCAATCAGCTTCTTCTTTGCTTGATGAAACTACAAGTTGGACATCAAATCATAAACTATCTGGTATTGCTTATTTAGCTTTAAGGTTCAAATGGAATCAAGATGCTTTTAATGGTATGCCAGAAGTTAGAGTTACTTTAAAAGGTAAAAAGATTTACGACCCTAGACTAGACACAACTAAAGGTGGTTCTGGTTCACATAGACAAGATACAGCTTCTACTTGGGCTTATTCTGCAAACTCATCTTTAATTCTTTTAGATTATTTAAGAAATACTAGATATGGAAAAGGATTACCTAATGATGCCTTTGAAAGTAATTACGAAACATTCAAAACTTCTGCAAATACCTGCGACACACAAGTAACTCCTTATACAAGTGCAAGTTCAATTAACTTATTTGAAACCAATGCAGTCTTAGATAGTGAGAAAAAAGTAATTGATAATGTTAGAGAACTATTAGTCCCTATGAGAGCAATCTTTAATTACACACAAGGTAAATACAAAATTATTATTGAGGGTTCAGGTGCTTCACAATTATTATTAACTAAAGACAATGTTGTAAGTGAAGTTAGATTACAAGGTGAAAGTAAATCAGAAAAATACAATCGTGTTATAGGAACATTCTCAAACCCAGAAAAAGATTATCAATCAGATACAGTTTCATACCCACCATTTAGTGATTCACATTTAGCATTAGCAGATAGACACTCAACAATGCTGACTGAAGATAATGAAACTTTATTAGAGAAAAGTGTTGATATGATACAAGTTACGTCTCCTTATCAAGCTGAAGAAATTTGCGAAAACATATTAAAGAGATCAAGAAACAATTTAAAAGCAGAAGTAACTGTAACTGCTGAAGCACTTAATCTTAGTATAGGAGATGTGGTAACAGCGACTTACGATACTGCAAGTTTTGTAGCCAAACCATTTCGTGTAATGTCTTTAGCTATTAATTCAGATTCAACAGTAACTCTTGGATTAGAAGAACATCAAGACGAGTTTTACGATTACGAAAATAAATTAGAAGCACCTGCTATCGCTGATACTGTACTTCCAAATCCTTTTTCTGTTACTGCACCAGTTTCAGTAACTCTTGACGATCAATTAATAGAATACTCAGATGGAGTTGTTATTACTGCTCTTGATGTAACAATTGGTGCTTCATTAGATAACTTCGTGGACTACTACCAAGTTGAATACAAACTAAGTACAGATACCGATTACATTATTCATGCACAAGGAAAAGGTTTAACTCAAAGAATATTAAACGTAATAGATGGTTCTCTTTATAATGTTAGAGTAAAAGCATTTAATACTTTAGGAGTTGGTTCTACTTATACTTCTGCATCAAGAACTATTATTGGTGGTATTGCTTCACCTGCTGATGTTGAAGATTTTTCTTGTAATATTATTGGAAGTGATGCTCATTTATCTTGGACACAAATACCTGATTTAGATTTAGCTTATTATCAAATAAGATATTCAACACAAACAAGTGGTGCTTCTTGGGCTAACTCAGTTTCTTTAGTTGAAAAAGTTGCAAGACCAGCAACCAGTATTACTGTACCTGCAAGAGTAGGTTCTTATTTAATTAAAGCAGTTGATAAATCTGGCAACTTATCTGCTAATGAAACAATTATTGCAACTAACATAAGCACAATAGGAAACTTTAATGCTGTTGCTACACAAACTGAATCACCGACATTCTCAGGAACTAAATTTCAAACAATAGTATCTGACGGAACTTTAAGATTAGATTCTTCAGAACTATTTGATAGTGCAACTGGCAACTTTGATTCAGCACCTTCATTCTTTGATTCTGGTCTTACTTCTTTTGATTTATATTCTAGTGGAAATTATGTATTTGCTTCTCCAATAGATATAGGTGCAGTTTATACTTCAAGAGTTACTGCTTCTATTACACAAACTTCTGATAATGCAGATGACTTATTTGATGCAAGAACTGGAAACTTTGATGACGCAAGTTCTAGCTTTGATGGTGATACTCCTGCTAACTGTAATGCACATATTGAGATTGCCTTATCTAATGATAATATAACTTATAGTTCATTTAGAAACTTTGTGGTCGGTGATTACACAGCAAGATATTATAAATTTAGAGTAGTATTAACTTCTTTTGATTTAGCTTCTACTCCAGTTATTAGTGCTTTATCAGTAAGTATAGATATGCCAGATAGAATATTTAGTGGAAATGATATTACTTCTGGTACTGGCACTTATAATGTTGTCTTTACTAATCCTTTTTATTCAAATTCTTATGCAGTAGGAATAACAGCACAAGGATTAAATACTGGAGATTTCTTTACAATTTCAAATAAAACTGTTAATGGTTTTGATGTAGCATTTAAAAATAGTGCTAGTTCAGGAGTTACTAAAACTTTTGATTATTTAGCTAAAGGATATTAGATAGAATATGGCACAACACGATTATAATATAGCAAATCAGGGTTTCCCTGCATTTAGAACAGATTTAAACAACGCACTATCGGCAATTCAAACAACAAATTCAGGAACATCAAGACCAACTGGTGCTGTTGCTGGTCAGCTTTGGTTGGACACAACAACTGCAACTTCTCCAACTTTAAAATATTATGATGGTGCTGATGATATATCTTTAGCAACTATTGACCATACAGCTAACACAGTAAATTGGTTAGATTCAACAGTATCAATTACTGGACTAACAACTACTGCAACAGGAACAGTTTTAACACTTTCAGATTCAGCTTCTACATCAACAGTAAATTTAATTATAGACAATCAAAAAGAAATTCGCTTTCGTGAAACAACAGCTAACGGAACAAACTATGTTGCATTAAAAGCACCAGCTAGTGTTAGTGCTGATTTAACTTTTACTTTACCTGCAACTGATGGAACTAATGGACAAGTATTAAGCACAAATGGGTCTGGTGTATTATCTTTTATAACTCCTTCTGCTGGTATTGCTTGGCAATCTTCAGTTAAGACTTCTGGTTTTACTGCTGTTGCTGGAGAAGGATATTTTTGTAATACAACATCTTCTGCATTTACAGTAACTTTACCAGCTTCACCAAGTGCTGGTAATCAAGTAGCAATAGTAGATTACGCAGGAACTTTTGATACAAACGCACTAACTATTTCTCCTAATGGAAATAAAATAGAAGGTGGAACAAGTAACCTACAATTAACTGGCGAAAGAGAAGGAGTATTATTAGTTTATATAGACGCAACACAAGGTTGGTTATCAACATCAGGAATTAATGAAGGTTCAGATGCTTTATCACCAGTTCCTTATGCAATAGATTTTTTAGTAGTAGCTGGTGGTGGGGGTGGTGGTGGTGGTGGTCATGGTGCTGGTGCAGGTGCAGGTGGTTATAGAACTTCAACACAAACAGTTTTAGCAGGAACAGTAATTACAGTAACAGTAGGAGATGGTGGTACTGGAAATGCACCTTCTGTTTTAAATACTAGTGGTAGTAATTCTTCAATTTCAGGTTCAGGATTAACGACAATAACATCAACTGGTGGTGGTTTTGGACACAACGGAACTAATGTTGGCAATGGTGGTTCAGGGGGTGG